TCTATGAGGCCAATTGCTCCACTAACTTGGCCAACAACTCGCATACCGCTTCTTATTTCAGTGGTTGCATCTAACTCGTATGTTGCTTTAGACATTTGGATGTTTTTATAAACACCGCTGTCTGTAATTGTTGCTACTGTTGATCTTACTTGGGCATTAGCAGCATCAGTGTATGTAATCCATTTCTGATATGGACCTAAGCCCTTAGACGCTTTATCCATAACACGATCAGCTTCTCTACAAGCTGCGTTTACAGTTCTAAATGCCGTACCTGGAGTTCGACCTCTTTTAGAACCGTATGTATTATCGTCTTTACCATTTGTTGAAACGTATAATACGTTTGATGATCCTGTGAAAGGACTAGATGCTACTTGATAAAATGTGTTACCATCGGAGTACTCTAAACTTTGTGTGTTAGCATTGTAACGAAACAGTCCTTCAACTGGTGCAGGCCTTGGTTCTTCACCTCGCATGTAAATCTCTGACAAGTTACCAGCACTGTCAACTTTTACTTTATCTCCAAATACTGTTGTACCACCAGCTGCAACAGCGTTACCTACATGTAACTGGCCAGTTGTAGTGTCATATATTATTTCACCATTTAGAGGAGTAAACCCCTCTCTGTCAGTTGTAGGGCCACGCCTTACTAGAATACTACCATTTTCAGCCGGCATTTATTAATCTCCAATTAGTGGACTATTAGGCCCATATGTAATACTAGGATCGAAAGAGGCTGTACCTAAGGTAGGTATTAACCCGCCATCGAAATATGATGCAGGTCCTGCGGCTATGGCGCCACCTTCTATGTTTGAAATTTTAACTGCTACATATGATGCTTGATTAATATCGCCACCGTCAATTGGTGGTATATTAAAAAAGTTATTCTCATCAAATGGAGCGCCTCGCCTTATTGCCATAAACATACATCCTTTTGTATATTTATGACATTAGGCGCAGGGAAGTTTAATTGTTAGATAGTTGCAATACTTGAGGTAGTTGAAATATACTGTTTAGCAATTTCGGCTTGTGTTTTAGCAATACAGCTAACAGATGTTGCTAATATGCTAAACTTTGCATCAGGTGAGACACTAAACATATAAGGAGCAAGTCCTAACCCTTCTGCTTGTGCAATTAGCACCATAGGCTTGTTTAACACAAATTTAGTTGCATCTTCTTCTTTTAATCGTGCAACAATTTCTTCGCCTGAACTAAGTTTTAGAGACACTGTGTCTCCGATTTTGTATGGTACTTCAATAAGCATTATAATGTATGTCCTGTCCCGTTGTAATTAGTTTCTTCTAGGTATGGACCTAATTTATCATAGCCGCCAATGTTTGTTCCGTTTATTTTAATCTGCGGAAAGGTACGTGCGCCTGGAAACATCTCTAGTACATCCTCACGGGTGAAGTCTGTGCCAAGTTGTTTGTATGTGTATTTTAATTCTCTTTGCTCACAAAGTGCCTTTGCTCTGTCGCAGAATGGGCACTGTGTTTTTCCGTATATTTCAATCATAAAGTGAATCCTTTAAGACTGTCTGTGTCGACGTCTTGTTTGATGCCACCAATGATATAACTTTCAACTTCTGTTTCTTGCGGAGCAACTTGCAAGCCTGAACTTGATAACCAGTGTTGTGTCCACGGTAGCGGGTTAGTATTAACTGGTGCGTCAAAGATAGCATTGTATCCTAGTGCTTTAAGTCGACGGTTAGCAATGTACTCTACGTATTGATTAAGTAGTGCAGCATTTAAGCCAATCATTGAACCATCTTTAAACAAGTATTCAGCCCAGTCCTTTTCTTCGTCAACGCAATCACGCCACATAGCATAAACTTCATCTTCGCACTCTTTAGCAATCTTTGCCATCTCTGGGTCGTCTTTGCCTTGTGCCCAAAGTTTAAGTACATGTGTTGATAATGCTAAATGCTGTGCTTCATCTCTAGCAATAAGCGAGATAATCTTAGCACTGCCTTCCATTAACTTTAGTTCTCCAAAGCCAAAGGTGCAAGCAAAGCTAACATAAAAACGCAATCCTTCTAGAATGTTTACGTTCATCATTGCAAGGTAAAGTTTCTTCTTCACATCTCGCATGTTGCCTTCGCCTCTGTGATTGTAAGCATCAGCAGCAGCTGTAAATGCATCGTAGTTTTTAGTAACACTTAATGCACGAGCAATGATCTTTTCATCGTCTAAAATAGTATCAAACACTTCACCAGGATCAGCATACACGTTCTTCATAATATGTGTATAGCTACGTGAATGGATTGTTTCAAAGAAGTCCCAAGTAACAATACATCCTTCTAGTTCAGGTAAGGATACATGCGGCAAAAATGCTAGGCATGGACCACGACCTTGGACACTGTCAAGTAGTGTTTGGTATTTTAAATTGCTGGTGAAAATGTGCTTTTGTTCTGGTCGGAAGTTTGCAAAGTCAGCACGGTCTTTTTGTAGACTCACTTCTTCTGGTCGCCAAAAGTAACCAAGCATTGTTTGATTAAGTTTGTCGAATACAGGGAAACGAAATGTATCGTATCTCTGTGTATTTTGATCTGCTCCGAAGAACATATTCTGTTTTGTAAAGTCTACTTTATCTTGATTAAAAACTGTCTTTGCCATCTTTTCTTATTTTCCCTGTTTGCTTATGTATACAATACTATAGTTCTAACTAATTGTCAAGAACTAAATGTTGCATGCCTCACATTCTTCGCCATCTTCAAATTCACCTAATGGCAATGCTTCTAATTTTACTTCGTCTTCTAATTCACTTGGATCTGTCTTATAGTCATACGTGTTCTGGTAGTATGATGTTTTCCAACCTAATTTATAAGTTGTTAATAGATCCTTTAACATAACACTCATTGGAACTTCGTTGTTCTCAAAGTGTGTCGGATTGTATGACCAGTTACCACTAATAGCTTGATCAAAGAACTTTTGCATAATAGCAACAATATGAATGTAACCTTCGTTACTAGGCATATCCCATAACAAACTATAGTTGTTCTTCAGTGTTTGATACTGTGGAACAATCTGCTTAAGAGGCCCTTTTTTGGACTTCTTAACGGACAAGTATCCTCTAGGTGGTTCAATTCCGTTTGTTGCGTTCGACACAACGGAACTGCTCTCTGAAGGCATTTGTGCGGACAATGTGCTGTGCCTAAGACCGTGCTCCTTGATATCATTCCGTAAGCTATCCCAATCATATTTTAGTTCTACCTGTACAATGTCATCGACTTCCTTTTTATATGTATCAATTGGAAGGATGCCGTCAGCGTATTTAGTACGATTGAAGTACTCACATGGGCCACGCTCTTGTGCAAGTTTGTTACTTGCTTTTAGTAAGTAATACTGGAATGCTTCTGATAGTTCATGTACAGCTTCCCAGCTCTTTGGATCTTCGTATTTTGTTTTGTTCTTAGCAAGGTAATGTGCTAGACCAATATAACCTACACCTAAACTACGTCTTGCTTTCGTTGACTTCTCAGCAGCCAAAATAGGATACTTTTGATAATCAATAATTTCTTCTAATGCTCTAACAGCTAAGTCACATAAGTCTTCTAGATCATCTAATGATCTAATAATTCCTACATTAATTGCACTAAGAATACATAACGCAATTTCACCTTCTGGATCGTCAATATGATTAAGTGGCTTAGTTGGAAGTGTAATCTCTTGACACAGGTTACTCATGTATACTGTGTCTTTAAAAGAACTGTGTGTATTACAGTGATCAACATTCATAATGTAAATGCGTCCTGTTTCTGCACGTTCTTTAATTAGTGCTGAAAACAAGTCCATTGCTGATACAGTATGTTTCTTAATGCTTGTAGCACGTTCATACTTTTCGTATAGTTCTTGGAATGCCGCAGGGTCACCAAAGTATGCTTCATACAAACCAGGTACATCATGTGGCGAGAATAAAGTTATGTTTCCGCCAGCTAACAACCGTTGGTACATTGTTAAGTTAAGTTGTATACTATAATCTAATTTACGCACACGATTGTCTTCAGTACCTTTGTTGTTCTTTAGTACAAGGATGTCTTCAATCTCTTGATGCCAGAACGGAAAATGTGTAGTAGCTGATCCGCCACGTACTCCGTTTTGTGTACAACAACGTACTGTACTTTCAAACTTCTTTA